TTTGATTTATTTCTCTAGAAATTTCTGGTTTATCGGACAATAAACCAAAAGTCATGCCTCCTTCAGCTTTCTTGTTTAATTGTCTTAAATATCTTTTATAATCTTCTTCAGTTTCAAAATCACTTCTTTTTAATTTACCCATATCTGATGGTAATACTCCGCCCTCACCATCTTTCATTTTTTTAGGTAATGCACCCGCCTCATCAGATACATACATTTGTGGAACATTTTCTTTGTTCATGGCTAATGATCCAACCTCACCGCCCTCTGCTAAGTTTTGATATATAGCGCTTGGTAAAAATCTAAACTCAGGATCCCCTTGTTTTGCACGTCTAACTATGTCTGCGATATCTAAACCTTCACCTCTGTCTAATTTACTAAAATCTATTTCTTCTTCATCCTCTGCTTCTCCTGCCGCTAGTAATCCAGCGAGACCAGACAAACCTCCAATGCTTGCAATTTTACCAAGACCAGTAAGACCTAAAGATCCAGCACCTTTTGTTAAACCTAGTTTACCAAATAAACCTTTTGTTGGTCCAGCTCCCATAAAAGCATCCCTACCTCCTAAACCAAGTAATTTTCCTTTTAGTAAACCCCCTATTCCTCCTGTTTTACCAAAAATACTTGGTGCAGCTCCACCAAAACCAGCTCTACCAAGTAAACCACCAAACTGTGTGCCTGGTATACCAAAACCAATGGCCCCTAATATAGCAGCTTTACCAACAGGACTTTTAACAACTTTTTTAACTGCTTTAGCAGCTTTTTTAAAAACTTTTTTTATAAAATATGATTTAATACCAGTCCCATTAATATCTTCACCAGCGCCACCTAATGATTTTAAAAGTGCAGCTTCATCTTTATTGATATATGCTAGATCCTCACCAGGAGGAGCCATTCTTCTAGCGTCAGCTATTGTTAAAATACCGCCGTCTTTTCGAAGTTGTCTATTTATTTGTGGTCTTGAAATTGCCATAATTTATCTATCTTATTTTGTTTTTCCAAATAAATCAAGGCTAGGCATTACGACGGTAATATCTCTTCTTATGTCAGATTCTGGTATACCTTTAGCTTTCCACTCTTGATCACTCATGTATTTTTCACCTGTTTTAATATTAGATATTTCCTCTATTATCTTTTCTGGTGTTATTTGTTGCATTACGTAACCTCCCTTGGTTGTATTTCTAATATTGAAGCTATAACGTGTAGCTCATCTGAGTCACTAGCTTGTACCTTTAATGCCTCACTTTCCTCCATTACAAGAGGATGAGTTAATAGTTCTGTTGTAGTATTAGTTGCAACAGTTTTTGATTTAAATAAAGTAAAGATATTAGTAGAAGCATCTACTAAAGTAATATCTATGTTACAACCAGATCCTGAATCGTTAGCAACTAACAAAGATTTAATAACAGCTGTTTTTGCTGTAGGCACTGTATATAGTGTTGTAAGGTCAGTTGTGGTTAAATCTACTTTTTTATTTATAAAACTATTAGCCATTAATTTAAAAAGAAGTTAAACGCTTCTAGCTCCTCTTTTAATTCTTGTTGATATGTTGTATTTAATTTTTCAATTACACCATCTAAATCTCTAGTCTGAGCTTCAGCTACAGTATAATCATACTCTTGAGAGGGTCTTGTTAATACTTGCACTATCTTAGCCATTATCTAAATCCTGCATCTGATGAAGATTCACCTGGTCCACTTGGAGGTCCACCTGTAGGACCACTTCCTCCTCCTCTAGCTGCATCTTGTGCTGCAGTGATACCACCACTAAAGTCCACTTCACCTCTAGCTACGCTATCTCTGAAATCTTTTTGAATCGCTGTTCTTGTTTTTGCATTTAATCTTCCAAACACATCTGTGTATGGATTTCTAATATTTTCAAATGCTTGTCCTAAAGTTCTTCCAATTAAAGCTCCGGGTATGCCAGCCACGTTAAATCCAATTGTTCCTGGAATGTTACTAGTAATCGCTCCTCTTAGATCAGCAAGAGAAGTAATTCCTAAATTATCTGTTCTATCAATATCGTCATCCTCCCTACCTTGTTCACCACCCATTATAAAAGACATAGGTGATGCTTGACGTAAAGCTGCTTGATTTAAGGCTGCTCTATTTCTATCAATAATACTCATAAGTCCACTAGGGCTACTACTAATATTCGGAGTAACTCCAAAAAATGGATCAGCCAATCTAAATCTTTCTTGAGGTATAAATGACAAACCTCTACGATAAATTTCTTGATCCGCTAAATTATAAAATGGTATCATTATCTTCTTCCATCTGGTTGTATGTCTAATCTAAAAGTGCCCAACTTCCAGTTTTGACTGGTTGATGTATTTTCTACTTTTAATGCTATGGCTCTAGCTCTTGCCCTAGTATCTATTTTTTGTGTTGATGTAGTTACATCAAAAGGACCTAAAGAGGAGCTAGCAGCAGTGTCATTTGGAAAATTTCTTAAATTTAAAGTGATTCTAGTGTTACCTGTTTGAGATATAAAATCTGGTATAAATCTTCTTATCTTCATTATAAATTCACCATCTCCTCTAGTATCCGCTATCCCTGTCATTTGATTACCTACTATTCTTTGTGTTATATCAAAATCTCCAGATAGTATGTTAGCAGTTATAGCTGTTATCGTTCCATTTCTATTTTGATCAGTTCCTGTTTCATGTTCATAGTAACTTGTTCTACCCTCAGTGTTTCCAACGACGTCATGAGATGAATCATTTGATGCATCATACTCTAAAGCACGTGGTTTACTAAATACCGCCGAGTCTTGCCACATGGTTCTAGATAAACTACCAACAGTCCAAACTGGTCTTTGTGGTGATGAATCAAAATAATTAAATGTAACCATTCTATTAACAACAGCAGACGTGGCTTGTGGATAAAACCAAGTAACCTCACCAAATAAATTATTTAACCCTGCTGAAATCATTTGATTACCTGATTCCATGTTTATATCATCAAACACAAAGTCTTCGACTAAACATGGTAAAGATTCTAATTTACCAGCATATCTAAAGAAACCATTCTCTGACATCCAATATGCAGCGCCATCTACTTCTACACATGCATTTTGACCTGCTAGTCCACAGTTAGTTCCTACTTGTGAAAAGGCAAACGTAAAAGGTGATCCAACAAAACGTTGTGTAAATAATGCCGTATCAGTCCAAACATAGATTGCATCTCTACCTCTGATAGCTCCTCTAATCTGTGATCCATCAGCCAGTCTTTGTGTACCAGCCGTATTAGTTGCTGTAGGTGTATACGTATTTATATCCTCTTGATCCGAGAATCTAATAAACATGTCATCTTGTGTTGTGATATCTCCAATAGTTGTTTCTGTTCCATAAAAAACTAAGTGACGATCTGGTGTTGATACAACCATGTGTCTAGATGCAGTTGGTGCTCCTGATATAATTGTGCACCTTGTTTCTGTTGCGTTTGATAAAGAAGAGTCCCACTCAAATACTTCAGCATCATGAATTAAACAAATAGCTTTATCACCAAAATTATCTAATGACCACATACCTGGTTCTAAAACTAAGTCACCAGATGCTGCCTCACCCCAAGCAACATAATCTGTGCTATTTTTAACTGAAGCACCATCACTATGTCCTGATCTAGTTGAGCCTCTTACAGCTCTTGTAATGCCAGTTAAAGTTGTGCCACCTGTAATTCCTGTATAAGATATTTCTTCATTACCTACTTGAATAAAATTTGTGCCAGAGCTTGGAAACTGTGTAGCATCTGCTAAAACGATTGATGTTCCAGATCCACCTGTACCATTAGCATCATCTAATAATGCTCCATTCAAAGTAGATGTTACTGGGTTAGAAGCTTCTCCGCCCCAAGATCCAAGACCCCAACCAAATCCTTTTTCTTGAACAGCAGATCCAACTGGAAAATAATGTTGTACTCTAATACCACCAGACGTTGTGGCTCCAGACCCTGTTTCATTTGATGGCATAGTGATTGTTATTGTTTTTGTTGTTGGAACAGTAGTTACCATAAATTTTTTATCATTAAAATCTGATGCACTAAAATTAGAATTAGTTATTGCAGTAAAACCATCTAATAAAATAATATCTTGCGGATTAATACCGTGACCCGTTGAGAATGTTATCGTAACAGTTGGTGATCCATTAGTGGTGCTAAACGCATTTGTAAGAGTTGTCGTAGATTTAATTGGGTGTATGTCATAAAATACACCTCCAGAAAAAGCATATAAAATTCTATTTGTGCCAATTATAGCATATCTTCTACCTAAACTATTAACAAAGTGATGAAGACCACGTCCAGCTCCTGTAAGTTCATTTTCATTTATAGTTCCTAATTGATTCCATCCCCCTATTTTTTCAGGAGATCCGTATCTAAATCTAACATTATCACAGTCAACCCACTGACCTTCTGCTGTGGTTTCTGAGATTTGTTTATTAATACCTGGCTGAAATCCTATTTTTTGTAGCATAGCAGCAACATTATATTCTAATATATGCTCCTATTCAATCTCCAATTTTTGCCTTCTCACTTTCATAAAAAGATTTGTAAGGTCCATTTTCTCTAACATAGTGTAAAAAAATTTGCATACATTCTTGACCTTCATATTTTTCTCTCCAATGATCATACTTTCTACCCTCATACAGTAAAGCCTCTCCAGGTTTAGTCATTAAACCCAAAGGTTTTTTGTTTGATCCTGCAGGGGTAAAAAATATTTTCCAATCTTTGTCTGCATAAATATTTACAGTCACGGTAATTTCACAAGATGGCCTGTCATTATGTTTAAGTAACTCTGTGCCGTTAAAATACATTCTACTATAAGAATATGTGCCTAATAATGGTTCACCCACTATTGACTCCAACAATGGTTTTTTAACTAATAAAATAGAATCACTTAAAATATCTTTATATTTTTTAATTGAACCAATTGATTGTGGACAAGGTTTCATATTTTTTTTACTTAGTTTCCAATATTGTGATAGTATTTCTATCTCATTTTTATTTAAATAGTTTTCAATTTTTTTAAGCATAAGCAGGTCCTAGTGCCCAGATCACTAAAGAATATCTAGTTCCTTTTGTTACTGGATTTACTTTATGATGTATGAAAGAGGGAAAAACAATTAATGTTCCTGCTGGTAATGGGGGCACGTTTGTTTTTTGAATTACAAGGTTTCCATCTTTAGAAATTGGAACAGCAAAATCCATTGAGCCTCCTTCATAAGTTTCAGGTTCAGACAATAATAAACTACAAGAAATTTTTCTTATTTTATTTCTAAAATTTAAATTTTTATCATCATTTGAATAAATCTCATTATGTTGATCAGCATGCCATTTATAATAATCACCTTTATCATATTTTGTTATTTGAGCAGGTTCATACCAGTCTATATTAAAATTCCATTTACCCATTTTATTTGCTTTTTTAAATAAAGGAGTTATTTCATTATATATCCAAGACTCTGATGTAAATATAATATCAGATTTTCTAATGCTTTTATCTAAATTATTTTCCTGTGATACTAAACCTTTTCCAAAAGATCTATTATTTTTTATTTTTAATATTTTATCACAAAAATTTTTTGTAAATACTTTTTCAAATATAACAGGAGACTCAATATGATTCATTTTAAAATCTCCTCTTCAACTCCTGGCAGATCCCATTTTTTAGTAAAAGACCAATTCCAAGCTATAGTGTATCTTTCAATATCTTTATCTAATGGTTCTACCCAATGAAATAAAAATGATGGTATTGTTACTATCAAACCTCTTTCAGTTTTTATTTTACCTGCATCTGTATATAGAGGAGAGTAATTATCAAAATATAATACACTTGCATAATCCACACCTAAATGATGATGTCTATTAACCTTTTCTCCTTTTTTTAAAATATTACCCCAAGCATTATTAATGAGAAAATGAAACAAACCATCTTTTGATTTAGATCCATGAAATATATCATAGTAAGAACACTTGTTAAAAAACTCAGATATTAATTTTTTAAAATCATCATCGTGTTTAAATGTATCCCAATGAGTCATTCTTCCTTTTACATTTGTTTCATAAGAAATTTTATCATCAATATTAGATCTTATTTTATTTTCTAATTTTTGTAATAAATTTTCATTTTCTATTGATACTTTATATATCGTTCCAGATATTTCCCATTTTAAATTTTCTACTGAAGATTTTATTTTCATGTTATAAAATTAAAGTTAATTACTACTCTTGATGAACAATCAGTTGCTGTAGCATAACAATGTTCAACGTTGTTAAATATAATTAATTGATTCTCTATATTATCTATTTTTTTATCTTTTACTTGTGTAAATCCATTACATGTATTGATATGAAACACAGCTATTTTATAGTTGTCTGCATTTGCTCCTCCCCAATCACGATGAGTAGGGTGCACAACTTGTTTGTTTTGATTAGTGGTTAAATTTGCTTTTATTCTAGATAACTGACTATAATTTAAGTGTTCTTTAATATTCCACAACATAGGTTTAACCATATTATTTACAAGCTCATTTCCTACCCAACCGTGTTCTTTAAAAAAAATTGCGTGTGTAAACATAAAACTTTTATCATCTACTTCTCTTAAACTATTTTCATTAAAAAACCATGGCATGTGCCAACCCATAAAAAGTGCTTGTAATTCATCAAAATATGGTTTTGATAAAAAATTTTTAATTATCTTAATATCTTTTTGATTCATTGTAGAGTAAAATTATATGCTAAACTATATCTAGCGGTTTCTAAATTATGTTTTTCTATATAGTGAGTAAGAGCACTTTCAAATACGTATAAAGTTCCTGGGACAAATGGAACCCAATGATACTCACAATTGGTTTCTGTATACTCTTTAACTGGTATTGGAAACATACTTATTCTTTTTTTAAAAAAAATTCTAGAAGAGCCCTCATCACCTTTGAGACAATAAATACAACTTAAATGAGAGTTAGCATGTTCATGACACTCTTGAAAATCACCCTTGTTGTAAATATTAAACCAACCATCTTTTACTTTTATTTTATTAGAATATAGTAAACTATCACAATAATTTATTACACTATCTTCAACCCATTGATTTAAAGAATTAAATTTTAAATCTGATGTAATGTTATGTTTATTATGTGTAGTATATATATCTTTACTAAGCCAACCATTTTCACTTGCAATTATATTTTCTTTTATATCCAAACATCTTTTAATTAAAGACTCTTGTATATCGGGGTGTTTTATATTTTTATATACACCTACTACATTAGCAAAAAGATTAATCATTTTTATAAATTATGTTACCAGACACAGTAATTCTATACTTATCTATTTCGTAAAAAGGATGAACAGAGTGCGGTAGTTTAGCAGGGAAAAAAATAAAAGATTGTTTGTCTTTTTTAGAGGCTTTGTAAGTAAAGTCTCTCATTCCACCTAGAACGTCGGTGTAATAAAATGTTAATGCACCAGCACAATTACTATTTGATTTAGCTCCTGGAGACTTACTCATGTCTTCTTCAGTGTATGGAATATCAACAAATAAAACAAAACTATATATGCCTGTGTGCGTGTGAAAAGGATTAAACTCGTGTTTAGCTTGAAAATTAACCCAAGATTCTTTCATCATATAAGGCATGTTTTTATCTGCTATTTTAATTTGATTTCCATAATCAAAAGCTTTGTCATACTCAAGTGCTTGATTAATCATAAAATTTTCAAGATCTTTTTTACATTTATTTAATCCATATTCATTTTTTATATTACCAGCTAGTTTGTGACCATAAAAACTAGAATTGTTAAAATCAGAATAAATAGCATTAACTTCATCTTCTACCTTTGAAAAAAGATCGTCTGGCATTTTACCTGATAAAAGCCCAAAGTTTGGAATATGGGTAGCCATTTGTTTTTCATGATCTATTGGATCGTATAAATAAGCTTCGGCAGTAGGTTTAAAAGATGACATTTTCTTCCTCTAAATTTTTAGGTTTATTTTTATAAATCATATTAATAAATTTTTTGTGTGATATTTTAAGACAATTTTTTTCCCAGTTTCTTTGGTTTCTAAATATCTTAGTTGCATTTACTCTTAACGTATACGGATACAACCTACACTCTTTTGTTATCTTTTCTAAATCAAATAAATCAAGACCAAATAAAACATTTATAAAATTAGGTGCATAAAACATATTCCAACCTCCATTAAAATCTGAGTCTTGGGGTA